TCAATAAAAGCCTCATATTTGTGGTTTTCGTGCTCTACTAAAAATTGATTAATCCCGCCTGTAAATCTTTGAAACGGCAATAAAATTTCATTTAATTGTTGAATGTAAATTGTTCTAATTTTGATTGTATAGTTCATGTTTAAAAACACAGGGTAGCCAGTATAGAGTGTTTCATAAACTACTTCACTTGATTCAAAAGGTAATTTAAAAGTATTTTGGGTTTGGTTTGTGTATTTTTTAGCTGCTGCGTTTTGAAAATTTTGTGTTTTATCCTTTACAACTCTTCTATAAAGAGGGAAAGCTCCCCGTTTTCTATCCATCTGAGAAAAGATATTACCTGGAATAACTCTTTCATTTGCGCTTGTCTTAGAAACAGAGTTTCTTTCAACAACCATGGCTGGATAAATGATAGATTGTGAATCAATCTCTCTTAACTCTTTGTCATCTTTGACTTGAAAAGCCCTTTCTGCGGTAATCCAAATGATTGGTACCTTTCTACGTCCTTCGTTTGAATCAGTATAGATGTTTAGTTTTTCATTTAGCCAATTGTAAAGAGCAAAATCGACTGTCTCTAAAGTAGATGGGCTAAGTGTTTTTTGTTTTGTAGATTTATTTGGCATTGAACTTTCCCTTTCTTGCTCTTACACATTTAGCTTCGATTTCATAACGAAAGTCGATTTGTCCAAATAATTGTTTTGGCTCATTTAATTCTGTAATTTCATAAAAGATATCTCCATAAAGAACAAAGTCCCCTTCTCTTACAAAGACATTTTGATCTTCGCCCAATCTTCTTTTATGGAACTTTACATTAATCGTTGCCTTCTTATCTACACCAAAGTCTGATGTTTCAGTTAAAATTCCTTCAAAAGTTACAAGAGCATAAACTCTAATAGGTGGTAGAAATGTTTTTTCAATGGCTTCACCATAAAGTGGATGATAATTTGAGTGTTCTATACTTAAAGGGTAATAAGCAACTGGTTGGGCTACAACTCGATCTGTAACTTCGTCAGTTATTTGCTTAACAAAGTCTCTTTCCTTCTTATTAAAGAAGACTGGACCGGGCGGTGCTGCGGGTTGTTCCCATTTGTCTTTTGGGTCTGGCATTTATTTATCCTTGGAAAATAGGCATTGGCACTTTTGCGAGAACATCGTCGGCTGTTTTAACTAACTCGGCATCTTTCTTAGCCAATTCAACATAAGTTAACTGATCTAGGATACTATTAAGTTCTGTTTTCAAAGTATCTTTCTCTGCTGACGCTTGGCTTAATAGATCTCCTGAGTTTAAGCTTACTGTATCGCCTGGAATCGGTACAGAGCCGCCGAACTTACCTCTAATCTGTCCTAGCATCTCTTTAGTCAAGGCAAGGGCATAGCGGCGAATCCACTGCTTACCAATAGAGTTAACACTAGTATAAGCAATATTATTAAAGGGCAAGGTGTTCATGTTGTTAACACCATCGGCACCTTCTTTTCTTGTTGAATCTTCGTCGTAAGCTCCACCATCTACATAAAATCTAAACCAATAACGATCTGGCATCATTCCAGACTGAGGGACTGGAAATAATCTAAGTCTATTATCAATCAACTCAAATGAATAGTGACTTATTCTTGTGTATATGGAATCCTCATAAGCCATTGCTTGAGCTTTATTTTGCCAAGTTGGTATCACTTCAAATGTAGAGTCGTCTGAGTATTGACCGTAATTTGATAAGTTCCCAATAACATTTAAGCCGCCATAGTAAGCAAAGAACCTCCACATAGCAAGCGGAGACTTATACCAAACATCTGTAATGGTGGCTCTTTGATTATTAGTTATCACACCTGGGAAGCTTGATGAAATAATTTCTTGTAGGTCATAGTCTTGTTGAGATGCGGTCGGAACAAAGCTGGCTGAATAATAACGAACATCGCCGTTTGTTCCTGCGTATTTAGCCAAACCCCTAGCTACTCTTACAGGATAAGTTAATTTAAACTTAGGATATTTGAGTTCTGCTTGTAAATTTTGTGCGTCACCGGCAATAGGATTACCATTGTGGTCAAAACTAGCTGTTGCGGAGCCCAGGACGTTCGACAAGGCGTTCTTTGCTTGGTGTAGGTTGA